TCTCATTTGCAACCAATACTGTCTTAACTTCAGCTTTAAACTTATCGTCAGTCTTTAACTCTTGATGTTCATCCATAAAGTTATTTAACTTTTGTCTGGCTTGTGCCTTTTGTTGCTCTTGATACATTGGTTCAAGAACAGACTGTAATCTTTTAGCTACTGCTTTTTCGACGTACTTTTTAAAAGATGTTTCATCAAACGGATCAAACTCTTCACCTGCTTCATCAGCAAGAGACTGTAAGTTTTTATAAGCATCAGACTCGTATAGATTTTTTTGAAGAGCCAACGCTTTTTCATGTTGTTCTTTAGCTTCCTTGCGTTGTTTACTAAGCTCTTGAGTTTTCTGTGTATAGTTTTTACGCAGCGATTGCATAGCCCTTTTAACTTCGTCAGGTTGATTTTTATAAATAGAATCCCATGACTCGCCATCGCGCAGACTTTCTTCTTCAACCACTTCACCATTTTGTTTAGCCTCATGCTTTTGCAGTATCGCTTCAATACGATCTTCTGGAGTATCAGGTGTGGGTTGAGGCTCACCAACAGCTTCTGGAGCCGTTGCCACCGCGTCTTCTGAAGTTGTTGGGGCCTCGTTTGTATCACCTGCCGTCACAGGGGCTGTTTCTTCTACCATCACATTCTCCTTAAAAATAACTCTTCATCAGTTTCAACAGGGCCTTCTGGTGTTTCTTCCATAGTTGCTTCTTCAGCAACAGGCTCTTCTTGTTCTTGTCCCATTTGATTAGTAATAAAATCAAGTAAAGATTCATTTTCTGCAAGTTGCGATACTTGTCCAGCAAGCATAGCAAGATCACGATCTGACTCTACAGCAGACAAATCAAACGGTGTTTCTATTCCAGCTTGGCTTGCTACATCAGCTATACCAGTAAGAACATCTACAAACTCAGGCGGGAATACGGTTATATCTTCGCTAAATGTAGGATATAAAGGCATACCCATCTTAGGTAAAAGCTTATTAACTTCATCAACTAAACGGTTTAAAGCTTGTGCGCCAAACTGTCCTCTTGGTGCCATGTCCATCATATCATCGACGGCCATCATTTCTTTTTGCGCTGCAACATCATCAATGTCAGCTTGAATATCTTGGGGTATAGACATTATATCTCCTGAGTCGCAAACGTATTGTCGATTGCTTTGGTTGTATCATTGTGTTTAGCCAGTTCCGATTGAAACTTAACCACATCTTTTTCATGTTGTTTGTGAGTAGTGTATGATTCGTGTTGCGCTTCGTCAATCTCTTGTTGAGATACAGGTCTAATGTTGCGCTCTTTCATAATCTTATCACGATGCACGTTAGATTTTACATATGTACCAAGACCACGATCAAAATAACCATGAGAATCGCCCCACCTGCTGGGAGTATTAGCCCATAATGTTACGCATCTCTTCATAACACCGCTACATTGCTCGCAATTAACTATATCTTCTGCATCAAAAGACATATAATGTTCTTCTGTTATGTTGCATTTGTGGCATTTATAGTCGTATATAGGCATACTATTCTTCTAATAACAGTGTGTATGTAAAGGTTTCGGCTTTTAACATTTTTTCTTGCATTTTACACAAGTCTATAAACTCATTAAAGTCTTCAGTAATAGCAAATACTTGGCAACCTGCGCTCCATTTATTTACTTCATTAGAATGTTTACCAGCTTTGTGGATATTAATACCATATAGTCCTTCATGTATGTTATCAGGCTCCATGTCATGGATAGAATCTTTGTCATTGTCCCTAAATACCTGCACTGGCTTGCGTTGACATAAAGCAGTATAGACTCCTCTGTGTTTTGCCAGCTTCCATGCGCCTCTATATTGCTTGTTATGCACTAATATAGCCGTACCCTCTACTCGCATAGGAAAATGCAGCCAATAAATCCCTGGATCGGTGGTAATAGCGTAGCGTTTTTCTTGCCATAACCCCCATTTTTTGTAGATAACCACTAATGTATCATCAAACTTGTTGGCGGTTCCCAGGTATTTGCGTACACCTATAATATTCAGGTTGTAGTCTCCGTTTTCAAAGACAGCAAACCCCATTTCTTCTAATTTATCTAACAGTTTTGGGCGTGGATTAAGCATTTGGTAAGAACATGGCTATATCTTCTGGGCTGGGTTGTTGTCCAGGGGCAAGACCAGATGATTGTTGAACACCCGCTTCTGCTGTTGTAGTTGCTGCGGGATCTGGAGACTGTGGTGCTGATGCAAGATGATCTAAAAAGGAGTGTGGCAAGTCAAGGTAGCGCACTAATTCTTCTAATACCTTGTCTTGAGGCACACCCATATTAATTAATGTAGGCAATGCAGCCATAAACTCTTGTTTTTTAATAGCTTCTGAAACAGGAGTAGCACCAGAATCTTGTGCATAAAAGGTAAAGTCACCATCTAAATCTTTGAATCCAACTATAGTAGGCATTCCGTTTAATACCATCATGTCGCCTTCATCTTTAAGATACAATTTAAGCATTGAACAATAAATGTTAGCGGTCATTTCTATAGCAGCGTCACGTTCTCTGGCCAGTCTACCTACTTCAGAAGAAGAATATGCAGCCAATGCAGTTATTTCTGTGGCTGTGGCTCTGGTTGATTCGCCTCTTGTAAATGGTGCGAGTACAGATCCGCGTTCAAAATCTGTCTGTACTTGTTGGACGTAAGCTTGCAGTTCATTTGGTACTGGTGTGTGCGGTACTGATATAATTGAACCTGACAACTGTTGTCCAGGGGATAGTTCAACTTCTATAAACTCGCCATCAACACCTTGCGAAAGCTTAGCCATGCACTCAGCATCAAAAACGCCAGACTCTACAATCCATTGCCGCGCAGCGCGTCTTACCATTGATGCTTGATATGACCGAATAATATTATGTTCTTGAACCTGATCGTATACTCTTCTTAAACTCGAATATCCTCGCATCGGGACATCCGGTTGGCGGCTGTAATAGAGAGGTACAATAGGAACAAGGGGATAGCCCGCACTATCCTTAAAGGGTATTTGGTCATATTTCTTTTCTTTAATCTCACCGTCTGGTCCTTCTGGTAGCATAATGCCATCAGCTACAAACTTTTCGCCATTCTTATAGTCTGGACTCCAGACAAGAAAGCGGTCATGCTCTATATCATAAAACTCTACAATCTCAACGTATTGAAAGTTAGGATCTTCTGGTGGTTTTTCTTCGTTATAGCCAAGGTTTACTGTTTCAGCGTCTTGATCTAAGTATCTAACCAATGGGTGTGGGCTAAACTTCTTATTGCCGTAACGACTCTTTGCTTCTTTTTCAGTTAAATAATAACGATGGCCTACAAATCTTTGGCTGCTCCAAGACTGCGCATCAGTATCAACCAATACATCCCAAGGAGCAACCGCAGATACCGACACACGCTTGTATGGATCAGGGTGATCATTTGGCACCAGCTTTAAAAATGAACAAGGATTTATTAATCCTAATCTGGTGGCATCCTCTAATTGATTTCTTATATGCCCTAAGAACTCGTTGACAATGGCCTGTACCTTTTCTGGGTCGCCATCGCCTCTAATGTCGCCCTTAACAACAACAGCAGGTGAGCGAGCAAACAAGGAAGCAACATAGCCTTCAATAAATTCATATGCTCTACTAGTCTCTATAAGTATTTGATCAGGTGTATGCGATTTATCCCAATATCTACACATGTAGGCAGCTCGCATTTGTCTTAGTTCAGATCGCAAATCATCCCAATACTTTTTGTGATCTTCATAATAGAGTTCTACAACTTTTGGCGTTATCATCGGTTAACCTTCCAGGGAATAGGCATATCTCTCAGTTTATTAGCCCGTTGTTCAGAGATTAGCATATCCATATGATTCCGTCTTGCATTAGTTAACAATCTTCTGGGTATATCCCGAAGGCATCTATAGGCTAAAGCCATCGACATTGCCATATCATCGTGCATACCTCTTGGTGCCTCTGGTGTTACGCGCAACACAACTAACGCTCTTAGTTCAGCTAATACCTGCATATCTAAACAAGTAATCATACCTGCGTTAACATATTCTCGTAATGTTTCAAATGCATCAAGTTTAGATTTAACAGATGTAACCCAATCCATACCTTTGTGAGATAGCCACAAGTTTTTATATCCAAGATGGCGCAAGCGATACAATACAACGTGTCCATGGTTATTAGACTCACACAACACTTTGGCATCATTGTAATTTTGTGCCACTCTTAATACCACATCACTAAAGTCAGTAGGACTAATTGTATTGCTGCGATAATGATACACTGGTTGATTTGTAGACATTGACACTACGGTTATAGCCGAGTAGTCAGATCCTACACCAGCAGCAACATCAACACCAATAGAATAACGATCATGCTCTAATGGCTCCTCATATATGCGTTCAGTATCCGTAAAAGGAATAGCTTCTATCTTTAACAAATCATCAGGATTAAAATACGTCGATGAAGCAAAGAAAAAAGCATCGTCCATACATGCCGGGTATTCCCTTCTAAACTTTTCTATACCCAGTGTCGCTATCTGCTGTCTTCTCCAATACAACTGCTCATTATCTAAACCATAACGCTCTACTAAAGCTTTCTCTTGGTCTGTTTGTCTAAACTTTTTAGGTGCTGGCAATCTATACTTTTCATGCTCCCACCACCAAAATGTTACAAGTTCCCATCCATTCTCAGGACAGCCTTGCACCAAACGATGAAAGGCATCACCAGCCTTATTAGACGTAGACTCTATAATAATTTGACCGTTACCAACAGTAGCTGTAACCTGCGCTAACAACTCCTCTGGATCATCATAGAAAGCAAACTCAGACAAATGCGCTGCTGTCAAAGTAAAAGATCGAGTACCACCCTTAGATCCGGCAGTATAAGAACACAAAGAAGCCTGTGTATCTTGAAACTCCAATGTAGTTGTATTGTTTAGCGATAACTCACGATGCAACAACTTAGGCATCGAGTTTAATAGAGTATTATCCATGCGCCTAAGATGCTTAGCAGAACGATCATGAAAGCTAATAACACCAAACTTTAACGGATCAGCAGTCTTGTATACCTGCCACAAAGCATAAGCCCTAATCAATGTAGAAACACCAATCTGACGTGGCTTCAATACAATCACACGCTTACGGCCTATTAGCTTCTTTAACAACCGTAGCTGCTCTAAATTAGGGTCAAACCGTACACGCTTACTGCTCGCTTTATCCGGTATATGCAACAGCTTTATAAACTTCTCTGGATCTTCCAGTATAGCTTTAAGCTCATCTTTTAAGTCTTGGGGTAAATCCTCAATTCTCATAATTCATCATATTCAGCATCCAATTGTTCCATCAATAATTCAAACTCTTCATCTGTTAAGTCACCAGAAGCATACATTTTTTCAACCATATCAGCTTTTAAATTAACAGCTTCAAGTTGTTTATTAACAGCGGCTTTAGGAGGTGATGGTGTAAATTGCCTGCCCTTTCTAAGGTTCTTTAAAAACTCATTACGCACCCTGCGATACTCTACTGGGTCAAAATTATCATCACTATTTGATGAAACTTTTCTGCGCTTTAAAGTCTTTTCAATTGGAATATTTAATAATTCCATAGCCTCTATTTTTTTGTATTCTGGAACATCAAGTTTTTTGTAAACAGCATCCATCCTTTGCTTGTTTATTTTTTTCTTTAAATTATTTTTTAGGTCAGAACCAGTAACTACACTTCGCAACATTTCATAATCATCAGCCATTATATCCTCCGGTATATACATACTATAGCGTGTTGTGAGGGGTAAGAAAAATTAGGGCGTATTTTTTGAGGGGTCACCTCTGGGGAGGTGTTAGCGGGCCTTGGGGGGGGCCTATGTGTATGGGATATGAATATTCCTATATACCCTAAAATATCCCTATTTTGATATATATGATGATTAAAATATATGGTATCCCTATAACTTTATTTAAAAGACTCCACTTTTTCAAAATTACATACCATTGTCGACGAGATATCGCAGCTCTACTCTCTACCATTGTTTGAATGGTGAGGTGTCGATTATATTTTATTCCTTATGTCATAAAATATATTTAATTAATCACAACAATATACAACAATAAGATAATTATTTTCATTTATTTGTAGACAATGACTTGACGATATATTTAAAACATGCGATATTATTGTAGACAATGACAAGGGGATAAAATGATTACACTTTTGAAAAAAGCCTGGTCTTTAAATTGGGAACTAATATTACATAGCGTCGCACTATTCTATGTTCTCGCTGGCATCATCTTTGTCTTATATACATACGAGATGGAAGTTGCTCGAACTATGAAAAGAGCTGCGGAAAGACAACACACAACACAACACAACATACAACAATAGGAACGTAAAATGAGTCGTTTAAATAAAATCGATTTACGAGACAGGATTTTACTTTATTCAATAGGTATTCTTCTTTTATGCATGCTTTATGGAATACATTATCTTGATAATAAATCACATTTAATGATGTGCATTTATTTAAAACATGTGCCTAATTGCTAACACCACAACACAACACAACACAACAAAAGGAAAATAAAATGTTTAAACAATCAAAAGACATAAGAGAACATATTAGGTCAGCTTTAACGCATGACTATTCCACAAAAGAATCACTTGAAGATCTTGTACAAAAATATGGTGATGCTCATATCGGATTACACCAAGAGCTTTTTAATATGGACTATTATATCATAGGCTATTTTAATGCAGAACAATGGTTAAAGGGTTCGACGTTTGAGGCAATGGCATTAATAAAAGACTATGAAGAGTCTAACTTTGGCGAACTGACAACGGACATATCATGCCCAGAAAAGGTCGCTAACATGACAGCATATATATTAGGGGAGCAATGTATACATGATGAGTTTTATCATGAGATAAACGACATCCTGGAAGGCGAAGAAGAAAGCGAAGAGGCAACAGCATGAAAGACCAAAGGATTAACATGTCTGAGCTTCAATCACTGGTTGACTATCTGAACAAGGAAACAGATAATAGGTATGGTTTTTCTGTAGCCTATCGGAAAGGAGGCGTAACACTACAGAGAAACGGAATAGATGAATCAAAAAAAATGACCAAGCAAAAACTATTCGACTTCATTCATGGGATGTTGTCGGGAATATGGCTTATTCAAGAGAACACACACACAACACAAGGACAACACAATGACAGAAAGAGAACAGAGAACGCTTGAGACTCTGACCATTGAGATAGAAACTATTGAAGGCTTTCTATTAAGCATTGAAAAAGACAAGCAAAGGACAACAAGAAAGCAATACCGAAAAGAGAAACGCTTTTTTCAAAATGAATTGTACATAGCAATGAATCGATTCAAACAACTAACACACAACATCATAACAAAGGACATGAACAAATGAGACACACCACAACAGAAACACATAAGCTTATGCTTGACTTAATCGACGGTATTCGACGCTCACCAGGACTATCCCAAGGAGTAAAGCACAGAGCTGAGAAGCTAAGGGAAAAGCTTGACGGTATGGGACACACAGACGGAGTCTATGAGATAGGCGATCTGCACGAGATAGCCGAGCAATCTATATGCGATCAAGGATTTGAACCACCGATGAGATACAATATTCATACGGCTAACTGTCCGCCAGAGTGGGACCATGCACACATAATATCTCGTATGGCTTCACATGTAATTGAGCCGACAACATGGGATGAGATAGAGAATGATGTCATACCTGAAGCAATAAAGAACCACATCGATGAGCTTGTTTACAATGCTTTCGATAGGAGCGTATGACATGAACCCATATATCAAAAAGATAAACGAGTTAGATTTAAAAGTCATCAAGCTTCAGACAGAGAACGATAAGCTTAGAAAGCTTCTTAGTCCAAGACAGAAACGCATAGCCGAGAATAAAATCATACCGATAGATCAACATCCATTCAGACGATTCATTCATTGCATTGTCAATCATTGCTCTGATAAGTTTAAGGTTCCTACATACATGTTTGAACGTCAAGGCAAAGACCATAGAGTAAGCAGAGCCAGACAGACAGCATGGTATCTTATGAAGCTACATGAAGACAGGATACAGCTAACAGAAATGGGTCGTTTTTTTGGTCGTAACTGGTCAACGGTTGCATCTGGAATACGACGGGTTGAATCTGTAGTGACCAAGCATAAGCAAGGCATAGCACTATCGAATGATGAGCTTAGACAGATAGAAACTATTCATTCATTTGGACGTTGACAATGACAAGACAATCTTTTAAGGGACATATAGATGGTTTGGTTTTCACCATCTTACTGTGTTGCTATCCGTTAGCAGCATATATATTTTTGAAGGCTATCACACACACAATAGGACAATGACAATGAATCCATATCAAGAGCTGGAACAATCACTTATATTCAATGACTTCTTAGATTCAATTCTAAGGCCAACACCATCACACAGCGACACATGTAAATCACAAGTAGGAGACATTTTAAACTTGGATTGTGTGGAAGATAGCGACAAGCTAACGCGCGTTATCAAAGCAATGGAGAACCCGTTGAATCATACCCTTCTGCTTCGGATTGTATTGAATACAAGTGGCGGAACAAGTGAAATGATAAGACTATTTGCAAGCATGGTGTCGCCTAATGATTAGGCACTACCGTTTACAAGGTCAGCCTATCGCATTGCCAAGACAGCGATTCACCAGGACAGGCAGAAGCTACAAACCTGCATCATATATGAAGCGGAAAGAGGCAGACGTTATGATCTTGCGATCGGCACATCTTGGTGATGCTATAGGCCAGCCTATCAAAATGGTCATAGAGTTTTTTCATGAAAGACCTAAGCGATTAATGAGAAAGAAAGATAGCTATGATGCTATCCCAAAGAACACCAGACCAGACATAGATAACCTTTCAAAGCATGTATTAGATTGTATGCAATCGGCTAACGTCATTAAGGATGATGGTCTTGTGTGGCATCTTACATGTATTGATATGTACTGTGCAAAGGATGAAGAGCCACACACATTAATCACAATAAGGGGAACCAATGAGTAAATCAGCACAAAGATATATAGATGAGTTTGGATATGATGATGACTTTCATTGTGACCATTCCTCACCATATGACATAGCAACGGATCATCCTAACTGGCATCATGCCATGGGCGTAGCTATCTATGCTCTAAGCATGGTATTAGAGGAACAGAATGGAAAGTATGATGCTACATTTTTCGACGTTCACAATGCAGCTATTGAGCTGAGCGTTGAATCTATTATGAATGAATCGCTAATAACAAAGGATAAAGCGTACATAGCGTTAGGCTATCCAGTAGAAGACATGCCTAAGGACATGTTCGACGATGACTTTCCACTACCATTTTAAGGAGCATAACAATGGACATCATTAAGAAAGAGAAAGGCGGTACGTATGAAGGCAAGCCAAGAGCGCAGAAGACTTCAAGCATATCCACCAGAATAACAACAGACCAGGCACAAGCAATCGAGCAAGCTTGTCAAGACAATCAATGTACAAAGTCAACCCTTCTATATTCAATCATAGAAGACTGGCGAACCAAATAAAAAAGGGTAGGACATGGCTGCTCGGCTAATGTCCTACCCTTTACACACACAACAAAGGAACGTGTTGCATCATGAACGTATCACACAAGCAAAGGAGTGTAAAGTTGAACGGATTATTTACACCAATACCACAAGGTCTACGATATACATTTGTCGATGTTGACAGACCCGCATCTGACATAGAATGTTTTTACTGGACCATAACGCAGCTGAGACAAGGCAAGACACTAAGCATAAGGGTCATTGCAAGAGCATGTAAAATAAGCAGACACAAGGCCAGAAAGATACTCGAAGAAAGCCAAAAATTAATCGGCCAGGAGTCGGCCACCAAGCGGCCAGCAATCGGCCAGCAATCGGCCAGGAGCAAGGGACCAGTACGTCTTTCAATAGTGGAAACCAGCCAGCAATCGGCCAGCAATCAGCCAGAGAGCAGCCAACAGACAGACAACATAATAATAGAGAGTAAGAGTAAGAGTAAAGATATAATTAATTATACCAAAAAACCATTGGGAAAAAGATGCAAGCCGGAACTTGTAACCAAGCAAGTTGGTGATGTTTGGAATCATTGGTATTCATTCAATGCAAAGACAAGGACAGTCAATGGTGAGTGCGCCAGGGTTATCAGGACAGCATTGAAGAACAACTACACAGTAGATGAATTAAACCTGATTGTATCCTGGGCAATGGAAAGCGAAGACTACAAATGGCAGAGAGAGAACGGCTATCAGTATTGTAAAAACTTCATGAACCTGGATAAGATTGACGGCAACCATGAGAAAGCACAAGATTGGAGCGAATCAGTAAACGCCCCAAATCAGGACGATAACAGGTCTTTTATTGATAAGGCATATGATGCCCTAAGTGATTGGCGATATGGGCCTAACGGCTATTTGCTTCCGAAATACGGAGGCCAATTTAGGCCAGCAGGAGACTACTAATGGCACACCCTATGACAATAGAAGAAAGTCTACGAGAGTTTGTAACCAATTGGGGTCGTGGCCAGGAGCATATAAACAAGCTTCTATCCATATGGCTTTATGAGTTTGCACAAACACCAGACAAGGTATTATCTGGAGCCATTCGCAGACTCATGAGAGAATCTACTGCTTCATTCATTCCACCATTGGGAGTTGTTAGAGACTATGTATTGGCAGAGAACAACGGAAGCGTAGGTATTAAGTCATACAACAAATGCAATGACTGTAACCAGCATGGCATGAGATGGGTAGCGATACACTACAATGAAGCACCAAGATCGTTTAGTCGTTATCATGGCGAACCATTCTGCTATCACTTCACTTGCGCTTGCTCCTGTGATTTGGGAAAGGCTAAGAAAGAAACGACGATACAAACCATTGTAAACAATCTTGATAATGCAATGGCAAGACATAACCGTATCAGATATTATTATATCAATGGAGATGGAAAGCCATTAACATCACAAGAGTCTACATTGGAGGAGACATGGCAACAGAACCAGGAGCTGATTCAATCCCAAGGGGTCAACCCTTACAGAAAAATAATCTCTCGACTATTGCAGGAGCCCACAATGTAGATGGAATTATTTATTTGATGCTTGTACCATTCGGTACTAACTCCCCACACATGGTGTTTTTCCAAGAGACACATCCAATATGGGAAGACATAACTAATCAACTGGGAATGGATGATCCTGGCCTAATCATTCATTCTCCTAACCTACTAATGGGCCATGAGATAAACATATACACATACTTAAAGGAACAATACTATGACCATGCAGCCTACTATGAATAAGACAGATCGCATCGTTAAGATCGCAGAAGTTAACGGACATATCTATGTCGATGGTGGTTTTCATCCACATTTTCAAGACGATATCAAAGCAAACTTAGATGCACAATTCCACAAAGAAAAGAAGATATGGTATGTCAAAGCAGACAGAGCAGCAGAACTTGATGCATTAATAGATACATACTTTCCAAGTGCTACCATCGAAGACCATAGAAAGAAAGAACCAATGACCAAACAAAAAGATGAAGAAGAAAACCTAATCCAAATGATGAAAAGCCAAGGATTCATCGTCAACCTAAAGGGTAAAAACTATGTATTGTTTTCTGGTCTGCTTCACTTGGCGCATTTGAATGGGCTTGAATCAATAGAGACCGATAGCGTAGTCCTAAACACAGAGAAGCAAACGGCCGTCTTTATAGCTACCGTCAAGGGACCAAGGGGAACATACAACGGACATGGTGATGCAAGCCCACAAAATGTTTCTAAGATGATGGTTCCATCCTATATCCGAATGGCTGAAACCAGAGCGGTAGCCAGAGCATTGCGTTTCTATTTGGGTATGGGCATGACTTGCCGCGAAGAACTACCAGGATAAAAATCTTTTTTTTGTTGCATCCTTATTGTGTTGTGGATATGTAGACAATGACACCACAACACAATAGGGGTTTTTTATGTCAGATCAATTAAACAAAATGTTAGGCAAACTAAAAAAACAACAACAGGAATACATTGAAAAGAAAAAACTTAGAAGCGCAATACAATGGCCAGTTATTGAATCTTTAAATGTCGAGCCAGTCAAGCTGAAAGAAGCTGTTAAGAGAATCGAATCTCTTCCAGGTTATGTTAGAGAAGATGATATCAACTCTCTTGAAGAAGAATATCCAGAGCTTCAAGATTTATTCGGATCTTATTAATACTTTTTCTTAGCAGTCTTCTTAGCTTTCTTAAATGCCTTGGCAGTAGGCGCGCCTTTACTGCCAGGCTTTCTCATTTTCTCTCCAGACCCTTTTGATATACGCTTTCGCTTAGCATGTATATTAGCGTACAATCCTTTCTTTTTTGCTGGCATTATTTACCTACCTTTTTCATTGCTATTTTATGAGCTGCACCAAATGTTTTTCCTGATAACATAAGTTTTTTCATTTGTGACATATGTTTTTTTGTATGATGAACGCTATGTTTTTTCAATGTATTTTTTTGTCGTTCAGTTAAAGTCTTTTTTTTCGATGTTCTTTTTTTTATAGGCATTGTTATCTTCTTGATTTAGAACCAGAACAAGCCCAACGCTTACGACTTAATCTTAATGGTGAGTTGGGGTTCTTAGCTGCTTTAGGGTGCTTCTTCATTTGACCAGCAGAACGAGCGCAATAGCTATCACCCTTCTTAGTGCCTGGTTTAACCTTGGCTCCTTTCTGGCCATAGCGTACAGTCTTGGTCCTGCCTGTTTTCGCATTCCGTATGACTTTCTTTTTCGCTTTTTTCATTGTGTCACCTGTACAAATTATATATTGATGGGTTCTTAGCGTCCGACGGATTTTTTATTAAGCTTTTTTATTTACAATTTGTAATGTTTTCCTAAGCTCATCTAACTCACCAGGATTGTAGTTACCTTTATCTAATAACCTACCATAGATTGTATTTAATACAAACTTACCTGCATTTACACGCGCTTGATCCGAACCCTTTTTATCCATAAGGACATGACCCAAAGCATTAATAGATGGAGTTAACAAGCGAGCCAGGTGCATGTCTACATCTTCAGGCGTTAGCTCTGTTACAGTATCAACCGATGGCATAACCTGTACTTCATATTCATCATAGTACTTTACAAACTGTGGCTTCTTTAGCCAGTTAGTAATCGTATTAAAATGTACACCAACAGCTTTAGCCGTACGCGCTTTGCTATAGCCTTCTTTTAATAACTGTGCTGCTTGTAACTGTGCGACAGACAAGCCAGTGTTAAAGTCTATAATATCTTTTTTAGTTTTTTTAAGTTCTTCGCTACGTTTCTTAGCTTCTTCTTTGTATTTGCTCATGAAAAGCTAACCGTCATTTGGCCTCGCTTCTGCCAAACGCCATCATCTTTATTGCCAATGTGAAACAAGAACCGATGTGTATCATCGAAGTATCCCATAGATGTTATACCAATAACTTTAACATCAAGCTTGCTTAACTTCTTATCTACACTATCGCGTATTGCATCAGTCTTAGATATATCTTCGCTATGCTGTACGGTTTTATTAAACTTAACTGTGTGTTCTTTAGAATCTATAGTAACCTTGCTGGCCTTAAATGCTGTACGCATTACAATCTCCTATCAAAATATTCAAGACATGCTTTTTGTTGATCAACATCCTTGTTCTTACAGACTAACATGATTGCAGTCTTATTGTTTACATTGCTTATATCTTCGCATTCATCACCACTTGTCTTACTGTCTATGCCTCGCGTAGTCATGCGGCAATAAAGCTCTCTACATAAGCCGTAGCTGTGTTCTTTAATAAACTCTGTTGAGCATGGAACTTCTAATATATCTGTAGCCGTAAGATTTTTTTGTACTTCTATTTGTTCTTTGGCTACTTCTTCTCTAACAATTACAGGAGGAGGTGGTGGTTTAAGCCAATGGAATATAGCACTGCCACCTACACCAGAACCTGTTCCAATTAATAACCATCCCCACCATTCCATTTTAAACCTCATGTTTTACTTGCTTCTAATTTAACAAGCTCTTTTAACTGGAACTCTTTCATTTGATCTTTCAATGTGTCTACACTTTGACCCATCAATTCAACTTCTTTCTTTAAACTATTTTGATTGTTTATTAAGAAATCTATTTTATCAACTATAGAGTTACGCATAGTTTCTGACTTTAGCCTTAGCTCATCTATGACTTTATCGTATCGAGTACGCAATTGATCTTCACGCTTCAATGCTTTTTCTTCTTGCATATCTTGCGTCTGACGAGCATCAGATAAAATCTTATCTAACTTAGCATCAAGCTTATTATTCTTTGCAATTAAATATACAGAAAATAAACCCAATGGCCCTGCATTCATTAACAAATCATATACTGTTGCATCCATTACACACCTCAATAAATGGCAGGGAAGGCAACCCTTCCCCGCCAACATAATACATTATGCAATGTATGAAATAATAATAGCATCACCTGCTAACAAACCACCACCAAAAGTGATTCGAGCAACACCACCTGTACCACCAGTACGAGCTACAGTAAACTCATCTGAATCAGCAGCAGAACCACCCAGTGCAGTCATATTACGCAATGCCAAACCATTCTTAGTAATATGAACGCCAGAATCCCAATTGGTTTCAACTGCTCGCGCTAAATCAATTTGTGTCTGTCCAGCAGTAGCTTGCGCACCTTCAACGTATGGTCGGAAGCTTACTTTACCAATAGACACACCACTGTTTTTAAGTTGCAATGCATCACCAATAACTTCAATAGTTGTGTCATCAACATTAGCATTTAGGGTTACAGTACCACCAAGGGTAACTGCACCACCGCCAGCTAAACCAGAACCAGCAGTAACAGTTAAGTTCTTAGCTGTAATGGTTCCACCTGATGCATTAAAGTGTGTACTGTCAAACTGAGCAACACCTTTCTGTGAAGTAGATGCATCTTGCGCACTATAAGTAATGGTTCCAGAAGACTCAGCTACTAAGATAGCACCGCTTCCAGCATAGGTAATAGTACCACCAAGCGCAATTCCAGTAGAATCACCACCAGCAGCAACAGTAATGCTACTATTGCTAAGCTTACCATTGCTAATGCTGCCAGCCAACATAGCGTCAGTTACTCCACCAGCATTAATTTTTAAACCAGAATCATTTGTAAGACTTGATCCACTTAACTGTACAGCAGAACCAGCTACTTTATCAGCACCTGTAATTTGTGAAAGCTTACTATCAGCTATGCCACCAGCTAAATCAGCATTAAGAATAGATCCAGTTAAAGAAAGTTTGCTATAGGCAATCGCTGCACTATTTGAAATCTGTGCGTTACCTAAACTTGCATCTGCAACTTTAATACCAGATGCAGTAATGTTAATAGTACTACCGTTAGCAATAGCAGAAAGAGTGTTTCCACTTTTACTTAAACCAGCACCAGCAGTGATAACACCTTGACTTGTGAACTGAGCAAATGAAATTACATCTGTACCAAGATTTACAGAATCATTTGTACATACCCAACCAGTATCGGCATATTGTGTACCAGCTCTAACAAATACAGCAGCACCAGGAAACTCAGCACCAGCATCCATATCGGTGCTTCGAGTCATTGCAGAAGCAGCACCATTGAAAATATAAATACCATTTTGTTTACCATCGGTTTGATCAGCTAACAAAATTCTATCACCACTTCCAGGTGACACACCATTAATAGATGAGCCTGGGCTTGATATATTTACATTAGATACTGATCTTGTTGCAACACTATCTTTCCAATGTAATCCAGCAGCAACGCTATCTAAATCTTTTTTAGTTACAATATCATTATTATTAACAGCAGTACCTGCCCATTGTAATGATATAGAACTACCAAAATGATAGTTACCTGCCGTTAAATTTAAATTTGATGGGCTTATTGCACCCGATTTTATTTGTGATCCCGATATTTGTACAGCCATTATTTACTCCAGTGTTAGCCGCGTTTATAATCCACCACCAAACTATCGTTGTTTGCTGGTGTCACACTTAAGGTGAATGTTTTAACCGTAGACTCCGATATAGATACGGCTCTCATTCGCAATCCATTCCAGAATATTCTAAGAGAACCTGACCTGTACACTTCGGGCATCGTAAAGGTTTGAGTAGTGCCGTCACACTGTGGAGTTAAATCGACTGTAAAAGTCTCATTAGATAAGGTCCCGCCTGATGGACCATAGACATCGTTGATCGCCATAAATCATCTACTGCTCGTAGGTAATAGTCACACTATCAACAATAGCAGTACCAGTATTTGTTTTGCAAAATACATATACGACAGCAGGCGTTAATGCAACATCAACATCTGCCCTATAATCTGCCGTACCATTTGTAGATGTAGATACACCTGGCGCAATGCTACTTATTGTATCAGTAATAATACAGCTATCACCAGTACTATCGCGAGTAATACGCATTGTTAATGAAGTTGGCAATCCAGAACCAGAAGAAGCTAAAGATTTTAATTGCACTGTAATTCCTGATATACGTGCAAGTATGTTACCACCTGGGTTTAAATCAAGTGTTGAAAACTTAGATGCATCATACCCATCTAAGATATTAACGTCTGCTGTATCTGATGCATTTCTATATGATCTATGTATAAGCATTTATTTATCCTTTCGTTTGCCAGTATTATATTGATTTAATTCTTTTTGTTTGTCATTTATTAAAAAATCTAATGTTTTATTTATAGCTCTATTATCTTTATTAACTTTAAAATACCTTTGTGTACCGCTATAAGACTCTAATCCAGTGCCTAAAGAATAAATACCAAAATCACTACCTGGTGTTAATGGTAAGTTTAATTCATATCCAAATACATCAGGACCAATCTCTATATCTTCTGCCATTAATGCGCCAGCGGCACTGTATATGGGTTGTTTAGCACCTGCTAACATTAATAACCATTCAGTTATAGCCCAATTTTTAGCAACATTTTTATTTAACCATCTTCTTTGTGTCGCGTATGGAAAATCTGATGGTTCACCTGTTTGACGTTTACCAAAATAAGTAGGTTTATCAAAATCTCTTTTGTCAAACTCTAAATCTTCCATAGGAAAATACTGCTCAAACCAATCTAAATTATTTGTGTTTCTTAAAAAATATAAAAGTTTATCTGGTACTCTTTGACCTTTCCATTGATCATTTTTTTGAGCTATATCTATAAGCATATCAACTGATGGACGATAGCTTGGTTCAGTAATTATTTTGTTTATTATAGAAGCAACATTTTTTTTCTTACTGTCACTCATAGTGTAATTAATTGCTTCAGCTAAAGTATTTACTACTTCTAATGCAGGTATCCTTGGCCCAGAAGCTAAGTATTCTGAATCACCTTTTTTTATTGTTTGTAATGCTTTCCATATAGGATGCATTCTCATTTTAGTTTCATCTGATGAATGATACCAAGCATCTGCTTCTTGTAGTCGTTGGTTTTGTACGCGAACATATCCTAAAAGCATATTAGGCTTATCATCTTTTAAGATTCTATACGCACCATTAATAGTCTGTTTTATGTTTTCAATTCTAAATGTAGTAAACAACATAAATCTACTAAACATATTTTTAGCTTTTTGATTTAATGCACCGTAATCAAATATAGATCGTCGTGCTAAAGCTGCTGCTTGTTCTGCTGTTTTACCTTCCATCAAACCTTTAATAAATACTTGATTTCTTATGTGTTGATCTACACCAATGTTTATACGATGGTAAATATTTTTGTATCTTGGATCTACATATTTAGAAAATAAAGCTTTTGCTTTGCCTTTAGGCATACCAGATACATACAATCCTAAATCTCTAAATACTTCTTCAGCAATAGTATCACTCAATACAACATCAGATTGGCTTAACCCAAGATTATGTTTACCCATTAAATATTTAAGTTCTGCATTTGTATACTTACGTCCACGCGCATTAGTAAAAACTACAGCATCATCTGGTGTATTCATTAATTTTTTTAAAGCTGCACCCGGTGAAGCTATAGCTGTCATTGCTCCTTTATTACCTAAAGTAACTGCTGTTATTGCAGGCATACCAGCAATGTTATTAACTATATTTACAAGCCCAGGTGTCCATGCACCACCAAGCATACTTGCAGTACCTAAACGTCTTGCATCATCAGCTATATTAGATACAGCCCTAATAAAATCAAACTTATCTGCTGGGGTCAACTTGTCTAAATGCGTATCTAACTTACCATATGACAACAAATCTTCTAAACGATGCAATGTTTTAGAAAACTCAGGACCATATATTAATGAAACATTAGCACCCTTAAAGTTTTTTGCATTCATTCTGTTAATGCCTAAAGATGTTTTCAATAAATTATTACTATCTACTGCACCAGAACCTCTTAATGTAGCTCTTAATTGTTTTAAGCTTTGTCCAAATGCATCAGTTCCTAATGATGTATTGACATTATTAAAACCTAAAAATCTATTTCTAATTTCTTTATAAAATCTATCTTTTTGACTTTGCGTAAGGTCTACATTTTTCATTAATGTATCATATGTTTTTTTCAATCCAACTAAAGAATCACCAGCAATCATATCTGCTCTATGCATCAATGATTTAATATTTAAATCCATAGTTCCTTGTCTAATCATTGATCCCATCATCCATCGAATCATTTCTAAACGATCTTTTGGGCTTAATCTTGCAATGCTTTGTATATGTTTTTGCGCCATTTCATCAGCAAACTTATCAATAAATGTTTGATCTACATTGGGTAAGTTTTGCGCTATAGTTGAGTATTGATTGTATAATTCTTTCCCATGTTTTAGATTCATTTCACCAACATTTGGGTTTTCAATCATATTGATTACTTGTCTTGGATTTTCATCTACAAATCTTTGTAATCTTGTTTGTGCTGATTTAGCTTGCCTTTGTTGTAAAGCCCAACTTAATAAAACTGTGCCAATAGGAGCGTCTTTACGCAGCCTTGCTTGTTGTCTTGTTTTTGGTGCTATTAACCTTGCTTTAACTACAGCTTTGCCTTTTATACCAGGCTCTACATCTTCTAATCTATTTATAACTTCTCTAAATGTATCAACATTAGGATCTAAAACATTAGAAGCTCTTGCTCTTAACATTTGTTGTTCTATATTACCGGGAATAACACCTGGCCTATAATCTTTTTTAATAATAGCTGATAAATGTTTTCTGTTAGTTATTAAATTATTTACTAACTCACTATCACCATAAAACTTTCTAACTAAGTTTTCCCATACATCAAACTTAGCAAGATATGTATCATAATCTATAATAATATTACGCAAATAATCTTCTGGTACATTTCCATCTGGAAAGTTTTTAGCAATGTCTTTTCGTATTTGGTTAGCTATTGTTGTATGTCTATTTTTATCTCTGGATGTTAATATGTAATCTAAATATGCTTTATAAGATCCATTAAAATTTCGGTTTACAAACTTATCTGTATCATTAGCTATATCGCTTGATTGTGCTTGCCATGTATCATTAAAGATTTTATTTTCGGCTTGACCAGCAGGTAAATTCTTTCTGTTGTTCATTACCTCTTCAACAAATTTTTTGTAAACGCTTTGTGATTCTTCAGCAATATCATTTAATGCTATGTGCATTCGCGTAGTATCTTGTCTGCTTGGTAAGCTTTTTGTTTTATTTATCTTTATAAAGTCTTTTAAACCTTGATAAAGACCTGGCGTCCACCCAAGTGGTTTATCTGGACCAGTAAATAAAGTGCTTGGTAATAGACTATCTTGTATAGTTTTATCTGTTTTAGCTCTTTTAGCCTGTGCGCCAAACAAGTTTAAAGCTTTACCATCCATATGCTTTTTGGCTAAAAAGTCTTCTATTGTGCTTTTAACAAAAAGAAACTGATCCATATTTAATGGTTTATTTCCTTGCATATTAGACAATATTTCTTGCCATGCTGGTGATTCTCTTAATACATTTGGACCACCAATTTCTTTGGTTAATGCAGCAAACAGTTTATCTTTGTCTTTAATTTTTAAAACAACTACACGCTCTCCATTTTCTTTTATGATTTTTGGAGTAATGTTATTGTCTATTAAATCTTTCCAATCTTTTTTTACAGCAGATAAACGTTTTCTATTAGTAGCAAAACTTCTTAATACTGCTGTATCATTACCTATAATAACAAAATCTATAGGCGATAAGTTTGAAAACACCTCATCTGCTTGTTTACTTAAAGCACCCTTAGAGGCCAGTAAATTAGTTTTTAAATCAGTAGGTATAAAGTCATACCCACTGCTTCTTATAATCTCTGCAAACGTGTCTGTTGTACGTTTATTAGCTGGTACATTAGCAAATTGCTCAGCAAGTTTAGCTAAGTCTTTTTCAGAGTATTGACCTTTAGATATTTTATCTGCAAAATTAACTAAGAATGTTTCTTTTATTAAGTCTTCATTAAGAGCTGTTAACTCTCTAACTAAATCAGTATTTTCTGTTGTAACATTTGGTTCAAGTCTACCTGTTTTATTATTCTTTTTATATATAGTAGTTTTTAAAGTGTTTCTATTTTCTATAATTTTACCTGCATCTTGAGCGGTTAAAATCATATTGTTTAAACTTGTATCGCCTTTAGCTACTTGTTGTTTAGATGTAAGTTTTAATCTTAAAATATCATCTTTAGTTATATTTCTAATTTCATTAAGTTGTTTTAAAGGATCATTTCTATGAACAGATGTACGCTCAAATAATTTTTTTACATAATTAGAATATTGTTGCATATCCTTTAGTTCATTTAAAGTATCTAAAGAATCTGGATTAGACTTTATAAAACCATTTACTGTAAATGGTGAAGATATATTATCAGCAGTTGCTTCACCCATTCTTTTGTACAATGTATTTTGTAATGCATTGTTTTTAAACATTGTTTCAAAGTCTGCGCCTTTAGCCGTAGAACTGTACAAGTCTTTTACTGCTTCTTTACCTGCTCCATTAGCTATTTTATCAGCATGTCTTTTAACTTTGTTAATGTTCCATGCTTCAGCTGGATTAGTAACTATTCTTACAGCTTTTGCTGCTGTAGGTGCATTTGCATTTTTTAATACAAACGATGTAGCCCGACCTGCTTTTGATAAAGCTTTTGCTGCACTGGGTACAAGCAATGGTGGTGTAATAAAATCACCCAATAAACCAACAGCACCAGCTTGAGTTCTTAAAGCAGGTTGTTTTTCAGGATCAATTCTTAATTCAGCAGCTTCTTTAACACCTTGTAGATTTGCAACATTAATCATTAATTGATCATAAAACCCACGTTCTTTATCTATTTTTTGATCACCTTTATATATTTTTCCTGGTAATGCTACATTAAAAGCTTGTATAGCTCCTGGTCCAAGATTTAATGGGCCTCTTAATAATGCTGCAAATGTGGTTTCAGTAAAATCTGGGCCTTTTTTATCAATTAATAATGATTGCAAAAAGCCTTCATCTTTTTTTTCTGATGCTATTTCTAAAGCTTTATCAGTTATATTTCCTTCTTCATCTAAAGCATATCTATTTTGTATAGCTTTATATTTTTTATATGAATTAGGATACTTATCTTTAAGCTTTGATATGTCACCATTAACTAAATTAAAATGTAAATCGATTCCTGAAGAATGAATATCTGCATTTATCTTCTTTTTTAAATCTAAATATAATTTATCTTGATTTGCTTTTTCTTGCTTATCTGCTTTTAATGCTTTAGCTATGCTAACTTTTGCTAAAGACGCATCTCTTTCTGCTGCTGTTTGTATTACTTGTGGCTTGAAAGCATTTGTTAACATTTCTAATGGTGTAGCTTTTCTTCTAACTCCATCTTTTAAAATAATATTATTTTCCCAATCAACAATATCAGATTTAATTTTTTGTGAACGATAATTAGGATCACCAGAAGCTATAGTAAAATTAATTGTTTCTGCTACTCTTAAAGCTTCAGCTCTGGATTTTTCTATACGATCTAATCTAACTTTTTGAAACTCTTCAGGACTTAACTTTGCATCATTAACAGCATTTTTTGCCATCATATCTTGCAATAATAATCTTTGAGTAACACTAAATGTTTTTTGTCTTATTTTGTTAAGATCATTTTGTTTAATTGTAACATCATTTAGTTTTTGTATTTGTCTTATTTGTTCTTTTGTAAAATATTTAGGTCGTAAAAAAAGTAAATGATCAATATCATTTAATACTATTGCTGCTTTTTTAGAATTAACACCAACATTTCCATCAATGTATCCTTTTGCTAAAGCATTAGCAGCTATTTTATCTTCTATTGCAGATGTAGATTTACCCTGATTTATCTTTTCAATAATTCTTTTTTGTTCATCTGCTGTTGCTTTACCGGATGCTATTTTTGTATCTGCAACAATATCAGTATTTAAACCAATTTTTTCTTGCATTGATCGTGGCAAATAAAAACGTGCTATCGCTTTAACTTGTTTGCCTAATCCTCTTTCACCAGTAACATCAAATTTTCTTTTTTCTTTTTCTACTTTAAGATAATCTAATGCTTTATCTCTTACACGTTTTTGTCTTTTTTCTTCGGCTTCAGCTTCAGCTCTTTGTTTTCTAATGCGCGTTAAATATTTATCGCCTTCTTTTAAATAACCTTCTGCATCAGGTATTTGATTAAATAAACTGTCTTGACTTGTGGCTTCTTTATATGCTAACTCTGGCGGTAAAGTTGGCATATCTTGCATGTAGCCTCGGCCTTGCATACCAGCATATTCAACTGAACGATAGGGTGTATCTGGATCTTCATCTATTTCTTGTAACTCTTTATATCTTTCAAGAGTTATACCAGCATTTTCTTTCAACCATTTTCTTCTTGCTTTATTTAATACATCTGCTTGTGATGTTTTATAATCTTGTGCAAGTTTTAATTGATAACCAACGCCTTGACCTGTTGCAGCTTCTATTCCAAGCTTTTTATATCTTTCTTTATCTGCAAAACTTAGCTTATTATATTCTTCGCTTCTAAACGGTATAGAAAATATATACTCATCAGAATACTGTCCTTCAGGATATGCCATGTGTGCTACCTATTTTCTTTATCATAAAGTCGTTTTGCTTCTTGATACATAGCAGGGGTTAATTCTTTATTGGTTTCTCTGCCATTTTTTATAAACCTAAATTTAGGTTGACCATCTTCATCTCCAATATATTTATATCCATAATTGTATGATGGTTTTAATCTATATATTTTACCTATATTATCAGGCGCATCATCTAAAGTTGCGTTTTTATCAAGTGGGGCAGGTACTTTACTTATTTTAGGTTTATCTTTAACTTCAAACATTTTGGTTAATTGCTGTTCTTGTTCTTCATCTTCTTTTACTGTCCCTTTTACAGTATCAAAAATGCGAGCAATGCCGCGTATTCTCATTTCATCTTTAAATTCTTTAGGTATTTTTAATCCTTTTTCAAATTTAAAATAATCTTTTAATATATTAGTGTTCGTTGATTGATTTGGATCATATTCGTTTATATATTTATCAATAGCTTTTTTAGTAGCACTTTGAGAACCATCACTATGATCTGGTATACCTTTATTAGATAATTTTTCAGCACGTTTATAATATTTATAGAATTGCTTTTCTTCATCAGGCATGTTTTTTAATGCTTGTTTCATTCTATCGTTAGCTATTTTTTGCAATTCATTATTAAACAATATGCTACCAGCACGACCCGATAATGTTTGTGAACCTGTACTTACTTTTGGTGCATCTAATTTAGATGTTAATTCAGTAATTCTTTTTTGTGTGTCGCCAATAGATCCTGTTGTTTGTCCGATCGTATCTTTTATTTCAGACATTTCTACAGGAGTAACATTATTATCTTTGCCCCAATTTTTTATATTAACTTTTATTTGCTCTCCGTTTAATTGCAAATCCTTTAAAAGAGATGCAACACCAGGAGAAACATTGTTTTGCCCAGCAATTAAATTATTGTATTGTGTTTTTGCGTCTTCTTTTGATAATCTTTCTAAGCCTTCAAAAGGCCCTAATTCTTGAAATTTATTTTTTAAAATTTCTCTTGCATTATCTTGATCTCTACCTTGAATAAGCATAAATCTCATGCCTTTATGTTTATTAAAAATTAAATAATCAAACGCTATATTTTTTTGTATTGTTCCTAAATCATCCGAAGGTATTTCTGCAAAAGCTTTTTCTAATTTTCTTAATTGTTTTCCATTATTAGAATCTACATTACCACCATCTGGTGTTCCTAAATATGCCGCTAAAGCAAAATCATTATCTATATCAGTATTAGGGTGTGCTGTACTGGCTACATATTCATCTATGGCTTGTTTAATATCTGGTTGTAAATGGTATGCTTTATTCCAGCCCTCTATTTGTTTTAAATTGGTTTTATCAATACCTGCTTGTGCATTTATATATGCATCAGCATTACGAACTAAAGAATTGTGCATACCAGTTAATTGAGATTGACTTTTAGGTGATGCACCAGTTTTACTTAGTTGTTTTTTTAATTGAGTCTTTTGTTTTCTTAAATTATTAAGAAGGCTGTATTCTAATTTAAGACGATCCATTAAGTATTGTCTTTGTGCTAATTCAGATGCTTGTTCTGATTGCAATTGTCTTGCAGCTTCTTGAAATGCCATTTGTGTTTGCTGCCGTATATGTCCACTATAATAGCTCATAGCTTGTGCAAAAGGACTTCTAAATCTTTGTGCCATTATTATGTCCCTGATCTTTCTTGATAATCTAGTACTGCTTTAAATAATCTCATAGCTCTATCTGTTTGAGATTCATTTAATCCGTATTCTTTACCCATATATATATATTTATTCTTTTGGGCATCTATTAAAGCTTTTTGTTCTTCTTTTGCTAATCCTAATTTAGTTAGCTCTGCTCCTATTTCTCCAGTTTGACCAAGCAAATCTTTAAAACCATATATTAGAAAATCATCTTGTATTTTTTGCAATCCTTGCAATCTTTGCAGTTCTTGTTTATTCATTGCTTCTTGCTGTGCCATATCAACTTGTGCGCGTTTTGCAGCATCACTACGTTCTTTAGCAGCAGCAGACTCCATAGCTTGTTGGCCTCTAAAATAAGCACCAGAAGACATATCTTGTGTTGATACATTTTGTGCCATACGTTCTGTTGCTTCGCGCATAGCACCTTGCACTGGGGTCATTTGTTTACCCATAGCAACATTATAATCACCACCAAGCATACCTATTGCTTCCATGCGCTCTAACTCTTGCAATCGTTTTTTTTGTTCTGGTGTAATTGCTCTATAAGCTTCTAAACCTGTCATTGTTGCGCCGCCTATAGCACCAGCCCCTGCTGCAATTAAACCTGTTAATGTTAATGGGTCCATAATACACCTACATATAAAATAATTCTAAACATACGCCCCAAGACATTACTTGTGACCTTCTTGCGGTTGATCTACCAGTTAACCCTAAAAAGAAATTAATTGTACTACCTTCTTTAATAGTAAAACCAGACAAATAATTAGTACTATCTAATAAATCACCAAAAGCTATACTATTTCCAGTACCAATTTCTTCACCACCACTACCAGTAGTAGATATATGTGTTCCATTTGGTAATATTCCTGGTTGTTCAGTAAAAGCAGCTACATAAAAATTGTTTTTATTTGCTTCACTATAAACAGAATTTGTTTTTTCTTGTATCCACCATGAAAACAATGTTGTTGCTGGTCTACCTATATTTATAGTAAACGCTGTTTCTGGTACAAAAACATTATGAAGAGTGTTTGTTGTTTGATTTGAATTAAACTTAGTTACAAATGTATAATTTAATGATTGATAAGAATGACTTTGACCACCAAACATGCCTGTGCAATTATGCGTAACATTTGTTTGTGCATCTATAGTACCTGGCATTATGTGTTGTGTATCTACAAATTGTGCGTTTTTTAAATCTGTAGTACCAATTTTATGGGTGTATTTTTTTAATCCAATAAGCTCATTATTAAGATCATCACCTGTTAATACATCACCAGTAGACCATGTTTTTATAGGCGTATATGTCATTTAGACCTCATTACCATAAAAACTAAAAATGTTTTTTTATAATTAACAGAAGGGTTTATGGTTGATAAATTAGTTGCGGTGCTATGCACAAGATAATTATTTTCTGAACCACCAGTATTATCATAATATGGTGTTACTGGACCTTGCATTTTTACTCTAAATTCAATTGGTCCTGTTACAGCTTGTGCTGCTGTAACTTTATGTATCCATGATCCACTTAAAGTGTGTTCTGAATTGCTTGTTTCTACACGAAAATCTGACAACAAAATACTATCAGCAGATGAATTAGGGTTAGCATCGGTAGGTGTCTCATTAGCAGCAGTACTTCCATTATCAGCAATAACTGCATAATGTATAAAACTTGTACCTTTAGTATTAGTTACTAATGCACCAATTTTAGATCCATCTGGTGTTGTATTATTAAAGTTAGTTTGACCAGGTACAGGCGTATAAGCAGCACCATTAAAACTCCACTCTAAATATTGAGCAAAAAAATGATCTCTCATTTGTGCTAAAAAAGGTTTTCCACTGGGAGCGTTGTAATTTTTATAACATCTTGTATGCCAATAAACTCTTATAATATCGTCTTCTGTTAATGTTAATGTTCCAACATTAAATGTACCACTTTGCAATACTGGCGTAGTTAATGAGCCTTCATCTACATTAGTACCACCAGTTAAACCAACAGACCCTGTTTCTAAATGAACTAATTGGATTCCTGATTTACCATTATTTGTTATTGTTTTAAATTGTGTTGTATCTATAGATGAATCTCTGATGTTTGTTTCATCTATTTGTGTATTTACAGCAGTAGCAACATCTTGAAACTTACTATTTAAAGGTGCTGGATCAAGTTTGCTATTTCTATTAAAGCTTGGACTAACCAGTTTACTCATCTCCACCGCCCTATTAACATTGTACGTATGCCAAATATATGAAACTGTGTTTTATTTAACCAATCAGTTTTACCCTTTGGTGTCATTTTTGCTTTAATAGTTAGTTTTCCTGTACCACCAGGACTAAATGTATTTGCAAATAATCTTATTGTTTGTATGGGTTTAGCAAAATCAAATGTATTTAACATTGGTACACCATTCCATTCTATTTGGAATTGCACACCCTTTTGGTTTATTTCTCCATCACCTCTTGAAAACTGTAAGTTTATATACAAATGAGCCATAAACTCTATTTGCATCATACCGTCTTTTAAGCCAGTGTATTCTCGATCTACTACTGTAATCCATCCACCACTATAAGTAGAGTACGTTAAACCTCTAAATCCAGAATTAGTACCAATACCAGATAAAGCATCTACATTAAATGTATCTGTAGCAAACTCAGGTTCATCATTAAAATATACTGTATGAGTTGCATTATCTTTTATGTTATTTTTTCCAACAATATTTTGTGGTATTTGATTTCTATCTAAACCACCATTTATAGTTGATTTACTTGCATTGTATTCATTGTTGAATTGTTCATAATCAACGATGTTAGCATTTCTAATATCTGCTTCAGTCCATCGTTTCATGTCTTTTTACCTGCTATCATTTTAGTGCCAGCAGTAGTAAACTCTACCGCATACCCTATCAACACCATATCATTTTCAGTGTTTATTTTAAATTGAAAATGGCTGCATGATCCTTGTGCTACTGGATAACGTATAGCGGTTGCTAATGGTTCTTCCCATGGTTTATCAGATCCTGTAATAACTTGAGCAGTATTGTACACTGATTGATCATTATGATCTGCTCTTTGCAATTTGCGACCATCGGCAACTATTCCAGAATAATAAAAGTCTTTAAAATATTCTATAGATATTGGATTATCGCCTTGTGTTAATACATATAAATAAACAAAATGAACATGTTTTTTTATTGTTTCATCACCCATATCCATCCATGGGCTTCTAAACGTAGATACTGGTGGAGCTTTATCAACTATGGTATCACCAGACTTTTGTTCACCGTTAGCTCGTTTTTTAGATATTACAAAAACACCAGGCTGTACATTGCCTTCATTTGTACTGCCAAAAAATATATTACCTATATAATCTCTGGCTAATGAAGTAACTGGAAACTCAGTACGAGTGCTAAATGCATTTTTTTCAACATGATAAATTACACCTAATGGAGATGTGCTACTACTATTACCATCGGCAGGGTAATAACAATGCCACTCTTGCCATTTAGGAGAGTAAATAGCACAAGCTTTTGCAAGGCTATCTTCATTTATTCGATTCATTGTCTTTAGCATATGCCTTGATATTTGTTTTATTCCTGGGCTATCAGAATATTCCATGTTTGAACTTAAAGCATATATACCATCTGATGCTAAAAACATTAGCCCTACACCAGGCACATTGGTTACTGTGTTAGTTGCGCGTGTTCCAACCTCTGTTGATATAGGCACAGCAGTAAAGTTAGGATAATCGCCCATTATAGCGTCTATTCCACGTTCTCTGAATACCAATAAAAAGTTGAAGTAAGGGTGCAGCCCAGTAATCCCACCGCTATTACGGTTGCCCAGCTCAATAAAACTTGTTGCTTCATATTGGTCTGGTAACGTGGGTTTGCTATAAAAAAGCATAGTATCATTATCAGCACCGCCTTCTACAAATAAACAGTCCTTATATACCGCGCTAAAACGTGTTCTGGTAGCTGGAAATAAAATACTTGCTGTTTCATCTGGTGCAAGTGATCCTAATGCGCCATCTGGAATAGAATCATATACAGATTTTTCAGTATTATTGTTTATGTCTTTTACAAAATAAAAATCAAATTCAGTGCCTACAGCAGCTGTCCCGAAGTTTTTAGTTCTATATAATCGTCTGGCTACTGTACCTTCTGGACCTGTTGGTATTTCAATATATATAGCATATTTATTTTGGCCTAATGGAGCAGCTGGCGGTTCAGTTACCCAAGTTATTATGCGACTTTCTTCTGATAAAGGTGATTCAGCACCAGCATTATTAATAAATGATACACGATATTTATATCTATTAGTATCGCTTGTTGCAGTAGTATTTGTTCCTAATCCTTCGCCATTATATGTATAGCCGTTTATTGCTGTAAATGGAAAAGGAATAGATACTGCTTGTCCTGTTAAAACGGTTGATGAAACAAACAATGCAACATCCCATGGATTAGGTGCTGATGGTACTGTATTCCAACCTAAATCATATAAATATGGAGTAAAAGTTATTGGATGTCTGTGTACTGGCCATGCTGCATATTTAAAAGATTTATCATAACCATTGCTTACAATTAAATATTTACCATAAGTTGTATACTGCGTTGGTGCTTCATTTGCAGCAGGTAGAGTTCTGTTGGTTGATATAGGATATAAACGAAAAGATGAACCATATGTTTCATCTAACTGATAAAGAGTTCCACCAGACTCTAATAATACAGATTGCATTGCACCTTGATGTCTTGAAAAAACAAATAATGAATCTATTTTATTAGTTGCTGTTGTTACACTACCAGTGCTAAATGGTAAAAAATCACCAGAAGGTATAGGGTTGTATCGTTCATAGCCTATCCGATTATCCCATCCACCAGTGTATTTATCTACCGTCCAGTTTATTAATTCAGTAGCACCATCTTGTGCTTGAGGTAATTTTTCATATAAACCAGATAAGGCTTTTATTTGTACAGTAGTATTTTTCATGTTCTGGTCAAAGGTGTGTACAAGGGGAGAGGATTAACAACACCGTCAAGCATACCGCGTTTGACAAATCTTCGAGGAATCTGCGTAAGGTATCTTTGTTCAAGTTTAACCATCTCTTGAGCGACTTTACGCTCGTACATGTTTGCTTGTGGCAAGTTATCTAACTTTACAAATAGTTCTCTTAGTGCCATATAAGCTAATATATGGTGCGATGATGACGGCATTTCTGGTGTGTCATTATCATTTACTAATGGCTGTGGCCTAAACATATATCGTATTGTTATATTATAATCTTGATCTTGTCTTGGGTACAATCTTATACGCTGTGTATTACCATCTATAGCTGTGTAAGGTTTTGTCTCAAACTCAAAATTATCTTCAAAAATTGTATGTGCAATATTAAATGTTGCGCCTGAACTTGTTACTGGTATTAAATTTGTTGTTGATCCAGATACAGTTAAACACCGTTCACCTTTCCAACCAAGTGATGGATTGCTTACATATACCTTTCGATAGTACCCAGTTCTATTAGGCAGTACTGTAAAACCTACAGTTAAGTTTGGTAAATCAGTTGTTATAGTTGTAAACGCAGATAATGCTGATTCTCTACCTGCATAAACATATGACATAGATACATTTAAAGTAACGCTTGTACCTGTTGCACCACCAGCAGGGGTTAAACTTTTAACTGCTCTTGGCGTAGATACATGATATTCATCATAAGGAACCCAGTAATTAGGTAGGTTAACTTCATCTAACGGTAAGTTGTAATACTCGTCTTCATACCTGGCTAATGCTGTAAACATACCAGGTTCTTGTGGTGTTAATGTCATTGAGCGTTTAGCTACATTTAAAATAGAAACACAATCAGATGGTAAGTCTAAGTATCTAAATTTAATTTTTGCAGTATATGTTGTAGCCGCTGTTAAGTTTGGTGTATCTGTAGTTAACCACATTCTTGTAGTTGTTTCTACCCAAGCTATTTCATACTCAGTACCATCTATTTCTATAACTTGTCCAGCCCAATGTGTAGGTATAGGGGTAACACCTGGTGCAAAATCTAACTGTGCTGTTGTCGGATTAGCAGTAGTAACATTAACCTCGATATCTTTATAAGCTTTAACAATTGTTTCTTTCTGAGCAAATGTAAACTGCTTTTCTGTGTATAGCCTATAATACGCATCATTAATAAGATCGGTGATCTGTTGTCGATAGGTATCAACCGCAGGGTCATAGTCCACTATGTTGGCTATCATGTTTCTTAAATCGACTAATCGCATATATCACCTATTAAATAAAACCCCCCCCCACCAGTAACGGAGGAGGGGGGAGTGGGCGAGGATGCCCAAGGCGGGTAGAACCCCCCTGTGACGGTTCTTAGAATTATGTGTTTCGCAAAATTAGAACTTTTTTCAAAGCCGCAGCACTAGAGCTTACTACTGATTCAAGAGCAATAGCCGAAGGCAATTCAGTTGGTCCACTTTTGAACATAAAAACACCATCAACATTACCAGCAGTAAGCAAGTCTCCTACTGCAATAGGTGAGTTACCACTAGCATCTTTACCTTCAACTTGCGCTGAAACGATTCCACCAATAACTACCCGTATAGGCTCATTAACAGTAAAAAGACCAGCACTATTAGCAGCTTCTAAAACAACACCAATAGCATTTCTTTTAGCAGCAGCCTTACTTGCTTTTCTAACATAAAGTGTTTTTTTACCATCGTCTGCATTAGCATAATCAAAGGTAACAACGTCACCAATAGCAAGTGTTTCAGCAGCAAGATAAGTTTCAATTTGTCTACGATTAGAAGGTGTTACTCCGCGTGAAGTTCCATCTTCGTATGTAGAGTCTAAGGATTGTAAATAAGTTGCACTAGCCATGACTAAGCCTCCGCATTAATAAGCACACCATGACCAGCAAGGTGGCTAATAGCCAACTGTGTACGAGTCATAATGTTAGATGACATAGCAGCATACCCAGAAATGGCTTTCATTTCGCCCATTTCAAAGAATGCATCTTGATCAAAGTATAGATTGAACAGTTTAGAGTTCAAGAAATACATAGACATTTTATCGGTACCACCGATATCAAAACCAAGGTTAGGCTCAATGTACATCATAGCACCATTGTAAAGCAATCCAAGCTTACCTGAAGTACCTCGCATTTGTTCCATGCTTGAGTATCTTTCTTGTTGTGTCAAAGCATTGCGATACAATTCATATGATAATGGAGAAGCAAGAATAATATCTACTTCGCCTTCTGGTGCATATTGTTGTGTTTCAATCATTAGACGGCTCATTGATCTTAAACCATCAGAGGCAAAATTAGCACCACCACCACCAGCAGTTACATTAGCAACTTGATTTTGCCATGATTGTGGAAATGCGCCTTTGCTAATACCACCAACTTCATTGGTTTGTGTTTTAAAATCTGCTTTTTCAAAAAAGCCTTTGGTTGGATTTGTAATAGCAGTTTCACCATTAAGTGTATTAAGCTCAGTCAAAACGGTAGAAGAACCAGCAACAACCTGCTTGCAAAACTCACGTTGTAGCATACCCATAACGGACTTCAATCGTGCTTCGGCAATACGGATTACTGCTCGGTCGCCTTTGTTTGTAAGTTGTTCTTTTTCTGTAACAACAACAGGCGCAACAAAGTCACACCAGTCAAACTCGGCAGTTCGCAGCGGATCTTTAACAGCAAGGTTAACGCTTTCATAACCAGTTGATAATTGTGTAATAGATGAATGTTCGGCCAGAATGACCGGGTGATTGACTTTAGAACCACCGTTTGTTTTCTCGATGTTTCCCTTAGCTTTAACTGCATCCAAGAGAGGGATAGCCTTAAATGTATTATCCACTTCCCTATCGCGCAGAATGCGTAAGGTACTCGCGAGTACGTCAAATGACAACGCCATTTTAGTCTCCAGTTTGTTTAATGTTTAGTCTCTTGGGGCGTATCCGCTAAGCGGGGCCTGACTTAGGCGTATCCAAACTGGGGCCACTGTCAAATAAGTAGTACCTTATTTTCTTTGAGATAGCAAGTATTCATACAATTCTACTGCTTTCATTTCTTTTGCGTTAGGTGGTGCAGTAATACCAGCACGCTTACCATTGGCAATTTTTAATCCAGCAGCTCTTGCAGCACGTCTTCTATTTTCTTCTTTCATTGTAAGCGCATTGTTTTGTTCTTTTGCAGCTTTGCCTTTAACAATCCAATATGCTTGTTCTAATGTAAGGTTTTCATTTGCAACCAATACTGTCTTAACTTCAGCTTTAAACTTATCGTCAGTCTTTAACTCTTGATGTTCATCCATAAA